AGCGATCGCAAAGATATCATCAGCAATATCAATGACTGCATAAGAATTATTTTTCATGTCGTCTAAATTCTTAGACATAACATAAGCTTGGTTAAACAGCCTAGGCTCTCCCGTGGCAGGGTCAGTGAAAGCATATCCGGTTTCAGGATTAACCATGGTGACAGAGTTGTTGGCTGTGTCAGTTTTGGCTACCAGTAGTTTAGTGGCTTGTCTTTCTGATGCGATCGCCATACAAGCGTTGACTATTTTCATTAATTCCCAGTATGGGTATGCCCTTCGGCATATTGCTACTCCATAAGGGTCGCCACCCAGTGCTAAGTATGGTTGATTGATTAAATGAATACCGTTTTCGTAAGGGATATAAATATCAGCATTTCTCATGTAGTGGACTGTTTTAATGCTACCACTGTACCCTTCAAACCAATAATAACGCGGGTCTATGGTACGGATTTTGTCTAAATAAGCTGCCCGTTTTTTGATGACGTAACTAACTTCTGAAAATGATCGTCCAAAGGGGATAAATGTCAAGAGTTCGGCAATTACGTTAGACCAACTTCCTTCCATCTGGTTAATAGATGACCTAACAAAATGTTCAATGTTTTCATCTGGATGTTGATATTTCCCTAGTAAAGATACACCTAATAATGTTCTTAAATCATTGGCTGCGGAGGCTACAGGGGAATCTTTGAGCATCTCCACATATTTATCTGTAATGTTTCTATCTGACTGTTGAATCATCCCAATCCAAGTGGAAACTAAGGCTTGAACTTTGGGAGATAATAAATTTGTATTTAACATCTTTGAGCTATTAATTAATATTAATTATATGCTATCATAAACACAAAGTATATTCATCATGACAATGATTTCTGATTTAATTAAGGAACAAATCAAATCTTTAATTATTAATGACTCTATTGAGTCTTGCGGGTTGATTATTCATAATCAGGTTGTTTCTTTACCCAATTCTCACAGTGACCCTATTAATAACTTTGCTATTGCTTCTAAAGATTTAGCTAGATTTAACTATTCTCAAATCACGGCTTTTTGGCATACCCACTATAATGATACTCAACCCGGATATTTTACTTACACTGATATTGAGATGAGTCGTCAGACTCAAAAACCAATTATTCTTTATCACACAGTGTTTGATGTTTGGGACTACTATGAACCAAATAATCCCAACCCGTTTCCACTTAATTTTATAAATTACACGCCTAAACAAATAGAATTTTATCAAGGCATTCCTTTTTACTGGGGACGCTCTGATTGTTTCTCTATTGGTAGATGTTATTTTTTAGGTATGCTGGGTGTAGATGTAGGCGATTTTCAACGCTCTCATCTTGATAATTTTCCGCCAGACAACTATCAATGCCCTTTTGACTTTGACCACCAACTACGATTAATGCCTATAGGGACTAAAGCAGAAGTTCATGATGTATTTGCGATCGCATTGAGGGGAGGGTTACAGGTCAATCATGCTGCTATTTTAGTGGATGCGGAAAAGAATTTGATTCTTCACTCTATGTCACAAAAATCTTTGAGTAAAATTGAACCTTACAATAGATACTTAAGAGAAAGAACCATTAGCCATTACAGATTAAAGTGCTTATGCTGACAACTATTAAATTAAATGGTATCTTGGGGACTAAGTTTGTACCTGAAATCCAAGGTAACTTAAACACAGTACGAGAAGTAATTAACTTTTTATGTTGCAATTTTTCTGACTTTAAACATTATGTATTGGGTTCAAATTGGTATTATACAGTAATAGTTAAAGGAAACAATTGGGAACGGTATATATTGGAAGATTCACCCAGTATTTTATTGCCTGTAAGCGGTTGCGTAATTGAGATTACCCCTGTTATTGAAGGTTCTGGCAAGACTTTAACTAATATTGCCATGATTGGTATTGGGATAGCCTTGGTTGCTACAGGGGTGGCTGCGCCATTGGGGTGGTCATTAATTTATAGTGGTGCTACTGGATTACTTAATTCTATTATTAATGGCAATCCTAAAGAAGATGCTAAGTCTACTTTTTTTCAGTCCTCTGGTTTTAATACTAAAGAGGGTACACCTATTCCTTTGGTATTTGGTGAAGTATTAGTGAAAAACTTTCAAGTGATTTCTTTGGAAATCACTTCAGAATTTGCGCCGGGATGGAAATATAAAACAGGTTCTAAGTAATTATTAATTATTAAATAAACTATGGGATTTGCAAATAGAGCGCTTTCTAAGAACCCAATTACTGACCCAATTACCGCAACTTCTAATGATTATGTCAAGTTGCTATTAGCTATTGGTGAGGGCGAATTGGAAGGGATGACTTCTTTATCTAATATCTATCTTGATAAAACACCATTAGTTAATAGTGATGGTTCGGCTAATTTTCTTGATGTATCTGTTGATTATAGTATTGGTGGACCCAATCAGTCTAATGACTCTTTCGTGACAAACTTGGGGATATCAAATAGTAATGTCAACACTGTTAATACAGAGATAAAAAATATTGGCGATGGGACGACAAGGCAAATCTCAAATGCTGATATTACTGCTATTAAAGTCCGCCTAAGTCTTCAAATGCAGTACAACGATAAAAATGGTGATGTCAGAAAAACTGATTGTTGCTTCAAAATTTTTATTAAAGAAGGGGGAGGTGCATTTGTAGAAAGATACTCTACTTGCATCAACGCTAGGTACGCTGACCCAGTAACTTTTGAGTATTATTTTCCTGTTGATCCTACTCAAAGCAGCTTTCAAGTCCGGGTGCAAAAAACCGTACCCAGTGAACCACCCAACCCTGACAACAGAGAAAGTAGAGAAAGTGTTAATCTGAAATGGATAGACTACTCAGAGATTAATAATGACCGGATTCTATTCACCAATACAGCATTACTAGCCTTACAATTCCCATCGAAAACTTTCCAGTCAATACCGGAAATTTGGATGAAACTAGGCGGGATTAAATGCAGAATACCTAGTAATGCCACAATTAACGCTACTGATAGAGGAACGGATTTTAGTGGTAGTTGGAATGGTGGCTTTTATTTACCTGCTAAAGCTACTGCTGACCCGGCTTGGATCGTTTACTATTTACTGACTGAGCCTAGATTTAAGTTGGGTATCCCAGAGGAGTATATTGATAAGTTTGCTTTGTATCAATGCAGTGTGTATAACAATGGATATGTGGACAATGGCTATGGGGGACTAGAGAGAAGATTTTTGTTTAATACGGTTTTAGGCACGGGTGGGCAAGAAGTAGTTATAGAGATGATTCGTTCTATCTGCTCTACTATGTATGCTAAACCTTATTGGAACGGCACGCAGTTAAGCTTTTGGCAGGATAGACCGACCACTGCATTACCGAAAATATTAACTAATGCAGATGTAGAGGAGGGTAAATTTGCTTACCAAACTAAAGAGCTAAATACTGTAACTACTGTGGCTAAAGTTTCTTATCAATCTACCATTGAGGACTGGGAACAAATACCAGAAATTGTAGAAGACCCAGCTTCTATTGATAGATATGGAGTCCAAATTGAGGAATACGCTCTATTAGGAGAAACCCGGCGGGGGGCTGTTATTCGGTCAGGGAGAAGGACTATTTTTAGTTCTTTACCTAATAATATATTTCTGACCTGTAAAGTGCGTGCGCGGGCTATGTTCTTTCAACCCGGCGACGTAATTCAAGTATCTGATAGTGCCAAAAACAAAGTCAGAATTGGTGGTTTAGTTTCCGCTGTAACTACTACCAAAATAACTTTAGATGCACCTATAACGTTGACATCAAATACTAATAAAAAAATATATTTAACCCTTCCAGATGAGACAGTAGTTGAAAGAACTATTACTAATGGTGCAGGAACTTTTACAGAGATTAATCTCGGTACACCATTGACTACATTACCGCAAATTCAATCACCATGGCAGATCATTGATACTAGCAATAAGGTACAATTGTACAGGGTCACTGATGTAGTCCCAGACTCAGAAAATAAGTCTTTATTTGAGATAACTGCTAAAACTTATGGTTGACTTCTATGCTTTAGTTGAAACTAATATTGTCATTCCTGGTGATATTACTGTGGAAACTTTGCCAGTGGTTGCGTCACCACCAATTAATTTAAAATCAGAATTGATTAAAATTAATTATGGAAACACTGATATTTATGCTTTATTAGCATCTTGGCAGCAACCTCGGAAAGAACTTATTAACAGCACTTTTACAGTTGCCAGCATGACTTTTTTGGGAACAACAGCGACAGTGACTACATCACAAAATCACAAATATAATACTAATGATTTAATATTAATTAAAGGGGCTACTCAATCAATCTATAATAATTATTATACCATTACTAAAATCAGTAATAATCAATTTAGTTTTCCTTTTTCTGGATGGACTATTACCCCAGCCACAGGAACTATTACTTGTACAAAAATAGTTAACGAATCTTACACCGACCGCTACAGTTTACAATACAAGAAAGCCCAAGATTCAGAATGGAGTAGTCCTCTTGAAACCTTTGAATTGTCAGCTAGATGGGATAACGTTAGTCCAGGGGATTATTATGTAAGAATAGCTGCTATTACTATTAATAATAAAGTTAGTGCTTATGTACAATCATCAATTGTTCCACAAGCGATCGCTGACTTTAGTAATGGAAATTATACAAGTTTTACAGGAGAGTTTTAGTGACTGTACCTATCCTGATGCTACCACCAATTAAATGGGATTTTTCTATTAATAAAACTATCTTTCAACAAACTACAAAATTGGGAGATGGTTATAGTCAAATACTAACTGCGCCTAATTCAGTTAGAATAGTTTATGATATAGTTATCCCTAACTTAAATACTCAATCTAAAAATGATATTACAACTACTTTTAAGCAATACGGAGCTATTACTAGATTCAGATGGCGACCTAATGAATATTATGAATATAAAGAATTTATTTGTGATAAGTGGAGCGTCACGAATCAAGGTACTTACTTATGGGAAATAACTGCTACTTTTAACCAACAATTATAAACAAGGAACATTAACTATAAATCTATGGCACAGCCTTATATTGGTTCTCAGGGAAGCATTGAATACAGAGAAGCGTCTGGTAATGGTACTTTGGTATCGCCTTATATTCCTCAGTTTTCTTTGTCTGGATTAGCTTATTTTTCTTCTGCTAACATAACCAGGACTAGTTCTATATCTTATAGTGCTAATGATGTTTATGGCGGTGTGTTTCAACTGCAAAACATCGGACCTAGTGGAGATTTTATATATTTAAATAGCATAAGCGTTGTCTTTGATGCAAGCTCACTAACAGGTATAAGTGCTTGTGAAGTTTATTTGTATAATGCAAGTCCGCAGTCTGGATTCGCTGACAATGCTGCTTTTAATGTTCCATTGATAGACAGAGCATCACTTTTAACTTTAAGTGGAATAAGCTTGAACCCAATCTTAACTAGAGGTGGTGGTACTGTTGTAGCTGAAACAATACTTGTAAATAGACTACTTAAATTAGCAACCAATAGCACTTCTTTATGGGGATATTTGGTGACTTTAGGTACAGGATTGATTGCTGATAGTGCAACGATTTCTGTATATTCTCATATCCGTTAAGCTAAAATTATATAAAGCTACAAAATACTTATTAACTATGGCACAACCAATTTTAGGAATCAAAGGAACAGCGGAATACGTAGAGGCTTCTGGGGACGGGACTCCAGCACTTCCTTACACACCTACAGTCCGCCAAGCCAGCCAAATAATTGACGGGGCTGGTTTTAGTAATTCTGGCTCAAGTGTGATTGATCCTTTTTTTGTCCAAACTCCAGTAGTAGGGGCTGGCGTGACATATAATCAGGCAAGTGGCTCAATTAATATATTGAGCGGAACAACTGCCAATGCTGAATTTTTAGCTAGATCAAGAACGTTCTATTGTGGTTCAATGAGAATGAGGTTTAGCGTTGTTGTCTCTCAGCGCATTGCCAACTCAAACTTTGCTGTATTACTAGCAGACCTCATAGGTGAAAATCTTACTTATAATATCCAATCAGCTACATCAGTGAATGTAATTATACCGAACCATGGATTTACTTCATTAAATGTTGGGCAATTTATTCATATCGGAGGAATTGTTGGGGCATCTGGCGCACCTGGTAGATATGCCATAGCTTCTATTGTTGACATAAACACAATAAATTTTACTGTATCTGGCTGGAGTGCAACCGGAACAGGTACTTGTACTCTTTTTGGCAGAAATTATATTCGCAATTTACTGACAGGGACTACTGCTACTGCGGTAAACGTTGACTCTCAACGTAACGGATGGGCTGCTGGCGATACAGTGGCAACTATAAATACCACTGCAACACCTGGAACTGTATTACAAGCTGAAATTACAGGGCGGGAGGTATTCTGGTTTGATGCGCTTCGTGCCACAGCAACTACGCCTACTTTTACCTCCCGCGCTTCTCGTTATGAGAATATTCCAGATCCAACAATTAACTTATATGTGTTTCTTTGGAATTTTAACGGGACCATAGCCCCTGCATCAACTACCACATTTACTTTAGGTCACTTAACTATTGAATCGTTTGCAAATAATCCTGTCTATTTACAAGGGGTTCGGTCTACTGGTAGCATAAATGCAATTCCGGCTAATATTGTAGCCGGAACATTATCTACAGTTACTTCAGTTACTACAGTTACTACAGTTACTTCAGCAAATCTAGGAGTACCTATACTAGTAAGTGACATTGCTTCTGCTGCTATTACTTTTACTGCAAACTCTTCTACAGTAACGCCTACTTTTGGATGTAGCTATGAAGTTAATATTCCTGTCACTGTGATAACGGGAACAAACCCAACCCTTGATGTTGATGTTCAGGAATCAGATGATTCTGGAACAAATTGGATGACAGTATACTCCTTTCCGCGCATTACTACAACTGGTATTTACAGATCGCCTAAACTTCCTTTACTGGGAAACAGAGTCAGATATGTACAGACACTTACAGGTACTTCACCTTCTTTTACTCGTGCAATCAATAGAGTGCAATCTTCAGACTCAGTGTCTAGCGTTCGCCAATTAATTGATCGTAGCGTAGTATTAACTACACTAAATAGCATTACGCCTAGCTTAAACGTTCAAAACTGCGATAGGCTTCAATTGGCTGTTAATATTGGTGCATCTACCACCAATCCTAGCTTACAACTTCAAGGTTCAGAAGATAATGGCGTTAGCTGGTATAGTATTGGTTCTGCAATCACAGCAGTCGCTAATAGTACAGTGTCAATAACAATTGTCGATGTGAATACTCAATTACTAAGGGCGATAGTTACAACTGCTGGTAGTGGGGTTACAATGGGATATATCTTATTAAAAGGATTTTAAATATGCAGCAAACTGGTTTTGTTTATTTACTAAAAGAAGATGAGCTATATATTGCCAAAAGCTATGTTTTTGAAGGTGGAGTAGTTGCAACTGCACATATCAAAATTACTTCTTTGGAAGACGAAAAAAGAGATCCTTTACTGCATGAGTGGGTTTCTCCCATTCCTGTTTTAAAGACTTTTGTTGAGCCGGAAGTAGAACAAGAAGTATTAATTGAAGTGGAAACAGAAAAAGAAATTAATAATTCTGATGAGTAGTTATGAGCTTAATTTCAGAAAATCAATTATTAGATTCTGAGATTTTTATTGATTTAATTCAAGTCAAAACTTCAGAATTTGATATTAAGATTTGCAACTATGGAACGGTATCTTTTGGTGGTGTTTCTTACCACGGATTTCCATGTCAGCTAAGTAGTTTTAGTCGTTCAGGTGAGAGTGTGGAAGCGCGGGCTTCCTTGACCATTTCTGATATTTCTGGACTAGTGGGAAATATCATTGATAATTATTCAGTCATTAAAGCAGAAGTGGTCGTTAAACAGACGTTACCGATGTTTTTGGATGGTCAACCCACAGCAGATGCTAGTCAGTTTTTCCCGTTGAATTTAGAGATCAGTCAGTATACGGGTGAATATCAAAATCAATTTGTATTTACCCTTTCTCCTTATTCTTTAGAGAGAAAAAAATTACCTGCTAGAACGTATTCAAGAAGATGTCAGTATATTCTTGGAGACGATGATTGTCAAGCACCTAATAATAGAAGTTTTGATATTTCTGGCAACATAACAACCTTTGCTAATCGGGCTTGTCGCAAGGATTTAGACGCTTGTAAACAGTATCATGATAATACTTTAAGATTTGGTGGTTTTCCTTCAGTAAGTAGAATTAGAGGTTGAGCAATTACATTATTTAAAGGATTGATT